GAGGTTGCAATGAATATAGCAGGTTGACCGTCTAATCCTGTTCTAGTACCTATAATTTTTATATCATTAAAGGTTTGAAAGTTAAATCCTGCACCGCTGTATATACTTTGAATATTTTTATTTAAAAACGTATATCTTGGTCCTGCGTATGCGTGTCCTGACTTAACAAGAAACGTACCATTCTTACCTGCAATTAGTCTTCTTACTCTACTTAAATAATCAATTTTTACAGGTGGCGTCCTTAAAGTCAAATCTCTAGTGCCTGAAGTAAAGTGGTCGTGAGTTTGTGGGTCATTATCTATCTGACCAGCTAAATTAGCATTTGCTCTTAAAGTTGTACCATCTGAACTTGTTCCTAATCTTCTACCAAAAATAGTAGAGAAAAGTGTATTTAGAATTGACATCAATGGACCTTCAGAAACTCCTGATACAGAACCAGTTATTGATGTTGATGTTTTTGCATTTAGTTGAGTGGTTACGTTTACTTGACCTGTAAAATAAAAACCTGAAGTATGCATAGTTTTTTTGAAACTATCTCGCCAAGCATTAATAGATTGACCTACTTTTATAACATATGAAAAGTCTTGATAGTATAAACTATCTTGTATCTTCATTGTACTTTCTGAAAGTTTACCATCTTCATTAATAAATTCACCATCTGTATCTGTCACAGGAACAACATCTACACTAGCAGCTGCTAAATTAAATCTTTTTACAATTGATGTACCACCTGTTTGTGATGTAATTGTATCATTTAAATTAATATTTCCTGATACGTTTTTTAATTTTAATATACCTCTACTTACATCTAAATTAACAATTGTACCTGAACCACCACTTGAAGATGTAAATGTTGTATTAGGGTTAAATGAACCAGATACATTTGTCACTAATAAATTTCTAAAAAACTTTAATGTAGGTGCTGGTGCTGTTTCATATTTTTTACCGTGTTCAACGGTTCTTAATCCATCAACTTTTCCTATATTTTCACCATATGCTTTTACAACACCATTTATTCCTGATGATGAAGTGATTGACAAAACAGGAGTATTACTATAACCACCACCTGTATTTGATAAAAATATTTTAGTTATCTCACCTGTTTTTAAAGGTGGATTTTTTTCAGAACCAGTTTGTGTTTCTTGTACAATATTATTTCCGTCATATGCGTCACCTGAAGTTGTTTGGTCTTCTAATACTATAAAATCTTCATTTGTAGGAGGATTTAAATTTCCACCTTGGTCTCTAAAACTACCGGTAACAATACTTACAAAACCCGAAGCACCTGAACCAAAAGTACCATCATTTGTAAAATTAATTACATCACCAATATTATAATTTTCACCAGGATTATCAATAACAATTTCTTTTACCTGACCAGTACCTATATCTGAAATTTGAAATAAAGCACCTATACCACCAGCTTCAACAACTACGTCATCATCTATTTTATATAATGCACCAGAATTTGTAATTGTTTTTGTTCCTGGTATACCTGTAATATCTGCCTTAATAAAGTAGTCATCTGTATCACTTGTTGTTCCTGATATTTCTTCACCTACTTGAAAAGTACCTACTATGGTTTGTTGATTCAATATTAATTCTGTAATTGTATCATCACCAATTTGAAAACGTGCTAAGTTTTCAATAATAGCAGTTGCCTTTGAATTTTTACCTGTAATTGTTCTACCAATTAAACCCTCTGTATTTCCAACTCTTTCAATAATTCTTAAAATCTTCAAAGAGTCATATTGACCACTTGAAGTTTTTAACATTTGTTCTCTTGGATAAATTGTTTCTGATTGTTCATTAAATAACAATCTAAAAAATAATTCGTGACCTGCAGCCGTACCTTTTGCTTTATATAATGACTTGACGTTTTTAATTAAATTTCTTTTATTGACTTCGTTATCTAATACTTCAGGTATTGTTGCTAAGAATTCATTTCTAAAATTATTTAAAAAAGATTCAATCGCTTTATCGGGGTCTCTAAAGTTTACTAGGTCTGAAATGTTTTGAACTGGTTGAGGTCTGTAATTAGTTATTGTAGCAGAAGCAGATGATGATACACCTTCAACTATTTCACCTCTAACAAATTTATCTTGAGCAGATATTATTAATCTACTATTTGGTAAATCTTCAGATAATACAAATGCTCTAGCTCCTGATGTTCTACCTTTTATTTCTTCACCAAAAGTAAATTTACCATAAGCAGTTTCTTCTAATAATATTTTATCGCCTTCATTTAATGGTGTATTAGAACTACCTATACCAGTTGAGTTAAATACAATATTATTTTCTTGGCCTGTTTCTGTTTCAATTAAAACACCAACGGTATTTTGAACATCTTTTACTTGTAATTCAGCAGACTCTAATAATTGATAATAGGTTTTTAGAAATTCGGCAAATTTAGGATGGTCAGCAACTACAAACTCTGGAAGTTGGCTGTTGAGTATCGTTGAGATTTTTTCATTGAACTTTGCCATTAATCATTAATAACTTGATGATGTTGTGTAACCTACACCTGCCTCAGCAGAACCACCAACAAAAGTATCTCCTTCTACGGTAACGATTGAGTTTGCTACATCAATTTCTACAATTTGGTCTCTGACAGGAACAACATCATTTGAAGATGGTTGTACCGTAATCTCAATAATAGTTGAAGCAGAACCTCTAATATTTGATATTGAAGAAACATTTAATAAATTTAAAGTTACCTGACCAGTTGAGTAGTCAATTGTACCTTGATTATTGTCTGCATAAGTTTTAACACCAGAAACAAGATAATATCTTCTAACATTACCATTACCGTCATCATCTAAAAACATTTCATTGTTATCACCTGATACTTTAAATCCTGTTGAAGTTAAAATACCACCCATAGCTGAGTTATGTCCTGAATGTGGATTGTATAATGCATTTCTAAAGTAAATATCATATTTTGTAGCTTTATTAATTACAGGCGTAAAATTTTTTCTAACTTTAATTGTTGTTGTGTTTGATAAAATACTTGCGTCTGTATCATCAATTAATCCTGTTAATTTTGAGTGTCTATAAACACCATCAAATTTTTGTAGTGATGATGAGTTGTAATTTGTAATTGTAGATACTATATCTGATTTTAAAGTATCTTTAGATTTAGTTGTGCTATTTGCGTCATACTTAATAACTGAAGTCACTAAAACTGAAGTTGTTTCGGGGTCAACTATTTCAGGTTTTACTGAAGCAACATTAAAAGGTTTTAATCCATTAACAATATCTAATTTTGTTTGGTCAGTTAATATAGAACCTGAACCTGCTTTAATTGCAATCTTAACAATACCATATCTTGGTGTTTCATCATCTTCACCACCCCAAGCACTTACTGATAATGCATTAGGATAAATTTGTTTTACAAGTGTTTCATAATCAGTAGTTGTAACCGCTCTATCTTGAGCAACAAAACTTAAAGGTGCATTGAACTTAACAGATTCGTCATCTTCAGCTTCAGAACCTCCTTGAGATACAGAATTAGTTGTAATTGAAACATCTGTAAATCCTCCAACACTACCTTGTAAACCAAAAGTTTTAGCACCATT